TTAACTTCACTATCCGTGCCTTTAAGGAAGCACAAGGCCGTAAGCTGTCTTCTCTTGAGTGCCACGACATCATGTGCAAGATCGGTGAAGTGGTAGTGGTTGGTGGTGTACGCCGCAGTGCTATGATCTCTCTGTCTAACCTGAGTGATGACCGTATGCGTCATGCTAAGTCAGGAGCATGGTGGGAGAACAACCCCCAACGTGCCTTGGCTAACAACTCTGTATCCTACACGGAGAAACCAGACAGTCTATCCTTCATGCGTGAGTGGATGGCCTTGGTTGAGTCAGGCTCAGGTGAACGTGGTATCTTTAACCGTCAGGCTTCTAAGGTACAGGCAGCTAAGAATGGACGCCGTGATGCTGACTATGACTTTGGGACCAACCCGTGTTCGGAAATCATCTTGCGCCCAAATCAGTTTTGCAACCTAACGGAGTGCGTAGTACGGGCAACAGATAGTATTGAAGACCTAGAGAAGAAGGTTCGTATGGCTACCATCCTTGGTACGATACAATCTTCCTTTACAAAGTTCCCTTATCTCCGTAAGATATGGCAGAAGAACACAGAAGAAGAACGACTACTGGGTGTCTCAATGACAGGGATCATGGACAACCCACTAATGACAACTAAAAACGCAGGATTGGAGAAGACCCTTGAACATCTTAAATGGATTGCAGTCGAAACTAACGCTGAGTGGGCTGGCCGCCTTGGCATTCCTGTTGCTACTGCTATTAGCTGTGTTAAGCCATCGGGAACAGTCAGCCAACTCGTTGACTCAGCCTCTGGGATTCACGCCAGACACAGTGATTACTACATCCGAACCGTCAGAGGAGACAACAAAGACCCCTTGACACAGTTCATGAAGGACCAAGGCATTCCTAACGAGCCAGACGTAATGAAACCAGATGCTACTACAGTGTTTAGTTTCCCTATGAAGGCTCCAGCTGGTGCGGTGACAACCTCAGACATGACAGCCATTGAGCAGCTGGAGATGTGGTTAGCTTATCAACGGTCATGGTGTGAACATAAACCATCGGTAACAATCAACGTCAAGAATGACGAGTGGTTTGAGGTAGGTGCTTTCGTTTATAAGCACTTCGATGAAATGTCAGGGGTATCCTTCCTACCGTTTAATGAACACACTTACCAACAGGCACCGTATCAAGAGTGTGGTAAGTCAGACTATGAAACTCTTTTGGCTACCATGCCTAAAGCTATTGACTGGTCAAGCCTGTCGGACTATGAACAAGAAGACAACACAGCTGGTAGCCAGACATTAGCTTGCTCTGGGGATAGCTGTGAGATCGTAGACCTAGTTTAACCAAAGCACCTGAGCAAGTGTATAAAAGGCTCGTCCTAATTTAAACCTAAAGGAGACAGCAATGCCCTATTTAAACCTAAAGGAGACAACAATGCCCATCGCAAACAAAGAGTTCAACCCATCAGGATCAAAAGAAGTAGATGACATCAAGGAGACAGCAATGTCATTCACAAACAAAGAGTTCAACCCATCAGGATCAAAAAAAGTAGACGATATCAAAGATGCAGCAGAGTCCTTGGCTCTTGCTATCCAACTACATTGTCCCAATGGCCCTCTGAAAGATAAAGCTATCTTGGACACACAGTCTGCTTCTATGTTTGCAGTCAAGTCACTGTTTATCTAATGTACATAATCATAACCCGTGACCAATGTAATTTCTGTGATGATGCTAAGGCTATGCTACGGGGTAGGGGGCTGGCTTATGTCTCCTACACCATCGGCTCCTCTAGTAGTCGGTGGCTCTTAACATTAATCAGACAAGCAGGTATGACAACAGTACCTCAGATCTTCAACCCACAAGGTGAGCACATAGGTGGCTACACCGAACTAAAGGAACTACTCAATGACAGCAGTACGGAAGAGTTTTAATCGAGCCTTATATGAAGCCTATGATGCACCAGCCCGTGTTGCCTTGGTCTCTTACTTAGAGGCTAAGGGTCATGTCATCGTTAGTAACGAAGAGAACTACAATGTGGATGTTGTATCACAGAAGGACGGGTTCACATACTTCAACGAGGCAGAGGTTAAGACAGCTTGGAAAGACGACTGGCCTCCACACTGGACAGAGATACGTATTCCTGAACGTAAGCAACGTCTCTTAGATAAGCACACAACAAAAGATATGTTCAGTGTCCTTAACTTCTACATCTTCAGACCTGACTTCAAACAGGCATGGCGGATTAAGGATACCCTGCTAACAAGAGAGAGTTTGAAAGAAGCTAAGGGCAGATACATCCAGAAGGGTGAGAAGTTCTTCCACATCCCTTACACTGAAGCGGAGTTAATTAAGCTATGAACAATGTAGAACCCCTTACAAAGCCTTCCAAGACACGGCGTAAAACAAACTACAAGGGGGCTAGTTCTAAGAAAACATCGGGTTTAGTTCCTCGAACAGATAAACAAAAGGAGTTCATTGATGCCTTATCTTCATCGTCTCAAGTATTTGTTCTTGGTCCAGCTGGAACAGGTAAGACTTACGTTACGGCAACGGTGGCATCGGATTTATATACGACTAAAACGATTGATCGAATAGTCATTACTCGTCCTCATGTAGCCGTAGGTAAGGAGCTAGGCTTTCTCAAGGGTGACCTTACAGAGAAGACTATGCCTTGGGCCTTGCCTGTATTAGACGTATTGGAGAAGCACCTTGGTAAAGGAACAGTGGAGACAGGGATTAAGAATGGTAACATTGAGATGGCACCTCTTGCACTTATGCGTGGGCGTAGCTTCGATAATGCCTTCATAATCGTGGACGAGACACAGAACATCACCACTCATGAGTTAAAAATGTTGCTCACACGGGTGGGGGAGGGTTCAACTATCGTTCTTAACGGAGATGTCCAACAGTCCGACCTGAAGGAGGCTGATGGCCTCTCAAAGGTTATACACTTAGCTAAGAAACATATGCTACCTGTACCTATCATTGAGTTTGGTGTAGAGGATATTGTCAGGAGTGACATATGTGCTCAGTGGGTCAAGGTCTTCATGAAAGAGAAGCTATAACAAAAGTAAAGCCCCTTGGATTTCTCCTTGGGGCTTACTCATTTAATAATTTTACTTACCTTTATAGCCTGAGGCTTTTATGGCCTTCCCTTGCTTCTCAGCTTGGGCCTTCGTTGGGTAGCATTTACCAGACTTACCCCATTTCCATCCGCCTTTGCACTTCATCACAGGCATTAGGCACTCTCCCCTACTTTAAAACAATTTGGTTTAGCATAGATACCATTGCTTATGAGGGTAGCAGCCATGTTAACTGCATCCTGCTCACACTCTAAACGTGTGTACCATAGGTTCTTCTCGTTACCCATAACAATACAAGACGAAGCCTCTAAGGTCTGACAAGCCATGACTACAGCTAACCACATTACCACTTCACCTTGTTAGCCCAATAGGCAGCTGACATCTTACCCTTGGCAATGTTCTTAGCATGACGAGCCTTGAAGGCTTTGTTCCTAGCTGTCCCATCAGGACTACCCTTGACACCCTTCTGCCCAAAGCGGATAGTCTTGATCTTGTCACCCTCTTTAGCAACAACAACATGCGATTTAGTCTTATGGCTAGGTGTAGCCTTAGGTTTGTTGAAACCTGATACTCCTGCTCGTTCTAGTCTTGGGTCTTTCTTAGCCATTACTTCATGCCACCCTTCATATCCATGTGGTCTCTCCCAATATACTTAATGTCATTCTCAATAATGGCTACACGTTGTTTGATCTTGTTGATCTCGTTGATGGTCATAGCCATACTCGCAAGTTCGTCCCAGATTTCCTCTAACTCGTTCCATATATACTCAAGTTCCGTTGAGTTATCCAGAACATCACGCTTTAGATTTACATTATCCTCAATAGCCATACGAGAACCTAGCTGACTTACTGTCTCCTCAAGGTTAGCTATTGTAGATGATTGTTGTGACACCCACCACACACCAGCAGCAAGCTGTGCTGCCATTGCTAAGACAAGGGCAATAGGAAGTTTGATGTTGTCCACTAATCAGCACCCCTATTTGATTCCATCATTTCACGAATGGACTTAATGTTCTCATCCATTCGGCCTAATGTTACAGCCTGAGACTGGATGATCGCTGCAAGACTGTTGATCCTAGCCTCATGTCGTCCAATGTCACGAGCATTCAGGTCAATAGCACTAGCTAGGCTAGACACATACCACACCAAGGCACCCGTCTGGAACAGAATGCCAACAAGAAAAGAGATTGATACACTTTTGTCTTTCATTTTACTTAGCAAACCCCGCACCGAAATATAGTCCAACGATAGCTGACACAATGTGTGTGTCCAGCGGTGTGATAACGAACCCTTGTGCTGACTGCCATACAATCTGCTTGTCAGGTCCAAACAGGAAGTTCCAGAAACCCCCTTGTACTTCTGTGTACCCTACAAACACGGGTACTTCTGGATACCACACAGCTACGAGCTTAGGTAGTACGATGATTGCCATTACAGCTGAGAGTGCTATGATCCTTCGTGTCCATGCGAAGTGTTTGTCTTTTGACCCATACTCTCTGGCTGTGTTGGTTGCTCCTATGAGCATTGCTTGTTGTTCCGCTTTGTTCTTGTTGTTCTGACCCCATATGGACATGACACCACCAAGAATAGTAGAGAAAAGCATAGTGATTAATTCTAAAGGAAGTCCGAACATTAGTTACCTCCAGTAGCTCTTGCAATAGCCTCTGCCTTTGTCACCTTACCGTCTTTGTTTACATCCATACCTTTGTTGGCCGCATAAGCCTGTCTGCGACCTTTATACTTATGGTCTTTGGCGTAGACAACATAGTCATCATCTTTCCCTACAGCAGCAGGGAAATGTACAGCCATGTACAGGTCACCAAAGTCCTTCATACGTCCCTTAAATCGTGTTAGATACTTCTCAACGAAGTCCATTTGATCTGATCTGTTTAAGAGAGCTAGATCACGAGAGGTTGTACCGAGGTCTTCAGCAGTAGTGGGCATAAACTGTATTAAACCAACAGCACTAGATGTACCAGAGATTTGGTCAGGAGCAAAGCTACCTGCTGTTTCAAACTGTATAACCCTAAGGAGATCCTCTTGGGTTACACCCACATTATTGGCTACCGTTTCTACCTTTGTTAAGAAATCAGAGTCTGCTGCTACATCTTCTGGTAAATTAACGGCTAGAACTCTGTCCTCTTGTGCTGGTCTAGCCTTAGGCCTTGGTGATGTTACGGGGGCCTCTGGTGTGACAGCAGGTACTACCTCATCTTTGTCCCAGAAGTTAGTTTGAGTAGGTTCTTCATCTGTTGCCTGAGGTAACTGGACAGGAATTACCTCGTCATTATCCCAAAAGTTAGCCATATTAGTTGCCTCGTTTGATTCTAATCGTGGGGTCAGTACCAACACGATAATGAGCACCGATAGGAACCATAGAATAGGCTTCTTCATTTGCTACACTCCAAGGATTATCTATGGTACCCTGTTCAACACGGGTCTCTGTTGTCACGGCCTCAGATGGACCAGTACCAATGTCTACCTTTAATTTCTTAGCTTGATCTTTAAAGAACTTCAATCGTGCAGGGATACCAGCAACGGTGCTATACTTAGCAGCCATACCTTTCCACAAGGAACTGTTTAAGATTTCAGTAGCAGCCTCAAAGTCAATCATTGATTGTCTATCAAACTCTATCTCACCAGCACTAGCCAGACGATTTTTAAGGAGTGTCCGTGCAGATGCACCTTCTTTCCATAAAGCCTCAAAATCTCCACCATAGTAACGTGATACTACAGCTGCAATCTTTTGCATCTGTGGATCAGTGCTATCAAGTAAAGTAAATGTACCCTTCTCAGAATCAATACCAATGTTAGGGATTGTCTGTGTCTTACCAGCTGCGATACGGCCCACTAAGGCTTGGTTATGTTGCAGTGCTGCACCCATCTGTGCTCTCAGGTTAGCTGCGATACGTCCACTCTCGCCACCAGCAGCTTCAAGGGCGGCAAGGCTGTTTAGATTTGTATTAGAAAACAGGCTATCCATGTACCTAGTAGACTGTTGTTCGTTCTGAGTGAGGGCAAACGATAAAGATGTGACACTAGAGGCATAAGCATTAACTGCCTCAGGAGTTGTTAGCCCAGACTTGGGCATGGAAGAGATGACCCCACTGTGGTATGACATGCTCTTTGCCCGTCTTACCAGATTTCTTTCTGTGAAAGCATCGGCTACTTCTGGAGGGAAGATAATATCAAGTGGGGGTACAGTTGGTGTTGTAACGTCACCAGATAATGCAGCACCACTAGGGGCTACACCCATCAACTCAAGAACAACTGGGTCTGGGTTTAAGGCTTTGTAGTCTACTGTCTCCGGTTTGTAATCAGAAGCAATAGCTTCCTTTAGGTCAGCTGTAGCACTTGCTGCAATTTGAGCCATAACCGCTGGGTCTTTAAAGGCTAGTGCAGCTAGAGGAGAACTTCCGTCTTTCAAAGCAATCTGAGCCATGAAAGTAGTAGCAGCTTCTGTTGCCCCCTTCATGTCGTAATCCTGTAAGGCCGTAAAGGTAGCATCAATTGAATCCAATCGACCCTTCATGATCTCCCATCTTTCCTGAGCCTCTTGACCAGCTGGTTTCTGGAAGGCTGGTTGAGATTTAAGCAAAACAAAAGCATCTCGTATTTGCTGAAGGCTTCTAAGATCGAAGTTACCACCAGCTTGTTCAACTCGTAGGGCTGCACCTACTGTAGCTGTAAAGCTATCCAGTGTTTTAATGTTCTGATCGTAACCAGTGTTCCAGTCTATGTTACCTTGGAGTGTGCCAGCATTAGCAGCTACTTGAAAGGCTGAATAAGTTTCTATTGCACGTTGCTCAGCTACTTCATTGGAGATACTTTCCCCATTTGCTTTTGCCTTTTCTATTTCTTGTTGAACATACCCTGCTTGAAAGGCTGGTGAGTTCTGAGTGAATTGGTCAACCTTAATATCTTCCAAAGATGGGGCTTGTTTGGGTACAAAGAAAATATCTTCTCCGAACAAGTTAGTTACGACAGACTTTTCTTCATCGTTTAAACCTAAAGTAGCAAAAGAAGGAGCAAGGTCTTCCGCAATTGCATCAAGACTTTCTCCAGCAGCTTGTCGTTGTTTTACTTTTGTTAAAAGGCTACCAAAGGCTACTCTATCCCTGTCTGATTGTGTAGCTTTAGGAGCAGCGGTTTGTGCTCTAGCAAAAGAGGCACCTACATCCAACAAACCACCCACGACACCAGCAGCAATTGAGGTGTTCGAGATTTGTTGAACTGGTTGAGGTGCT